TCACCGACAAAGTTTAAGGATGGCCTTCTCGCCGTGGTGTCTGCAGAAAGGGTCTATCATCCGATCAAGGAATACTTCGATACGCTTCAGTGGGACGGTGCCGAGAGGCTGGATCGGCTCCTGGTAGATTACCTTGGTGCTGATGACACACCATACGTCCGGGCGGTTACACGTAAGACGTTCACGGCAGCGGTAGCAAGGGTGTATGAGCCGGGCATCAAATTCGACTCCATACTGATCTTGAACGGCAAGCAAGGCATAGGAAAGAGCACGCTCTTTCAGAGGCTTGGTGGCAAGTGGTACTCGGATAGTCTTTCCATCTCAGATATGCGAGACAAAACGGCTGCCGAGAAATTGCAGGGCTACTGGATTCTGGAGCTTGGAGAGCTGGCCGGAATTCGAAAAGTCGACGTGGAGACAGTCAAATCCTTTGTTACCCGGACAGACGATAAGTATCGCCAGAGCTATGGCGTTGTCGTTGAGAGCCATCCAAGATCCTGCATTATCGTTGGAAGCACCAATGCGGAGGGCGGATTCCTTCGTGACATCACAGGCAACAGGCGTTTCTGGCCAGTCCATGTCAGTGGTAATGGAAAGCATCACCCGTGGGAGCTGACTGACGTGGATCAGGTCTGGGCGGAGGCCATTTATCGCTACAGGGAAGGCGAGGAGCTGTTCCTGACCGGGCAGGTCGCTATCGACGCTTACACCATGCAGCAGGATGCAATGGAATCTGATGACCGTGAAGGCATCGTGGAAGAGTATCTTGATACGCTTCTTCCAGAGAACTGGAACGATATGGATCTGTATCAAAGAAGGAGCTACCTTGCCGGATCAGAGTTTGATGGCATGACAGCGAGAGGCACGGTACGCAGGGAGAGAGTTTGCATCATGGAAATCTGGTGCGAGTGTTTTGGCAAGGAACGCCAGAATCTGAAGCGCACAGATTCTTACGAGCTCGAGTCCATTCTGCATAAGATACAGGGGTGGAAAAAGTATGAAGGCAGCACATCAGGAAAGACCAGGATACCCCCTTACGGAGTCCAGAAGGCTTTCGTGAGAAAAAGTCAGGAAACAAAGGAAACACGTTAGGTTGTTTCCCGACGTTTCCCAAGGAGGGATAGGAAACAGGTATGGGAAACACGAGCAAATGCAGTAATTGCAAGGCGGTAGCCGACTTTGTTTCCCATGTTTCCTTGAAATCCTAATAGAGTATTCGGTTAAGAGATAAAAAGGGAAACACAAGCACGTAAACACGCGTATATACGCATATAGTTTGAACCACATAGGAAACAGAGCAAGGAAACAAATGGGGAGTTATGCGAGAAAGTTATATAGAAAACCGTCTCCGGACGGAGGCAAATAAACATGGGATGTGGGCGGTCAAATTTGTATCGCCGGGTCTTTCCGGAGTACCAGATCGCTTGATCCTCTCTCCCGGAGGTAAAGCTGCCTTTGTAGAAGTAAAGGCTCCGGGCGAGAAGCTCCGGCCATTGCAGCAAAAGAGAAAAGAGCAGATCGAGGCACTCGGGTTTAAAGTCTATGTGCTCGATGGAATCGAACAGATCGGAGGAATCCTTGATGATATACAAGCCATATGATTATCAGAAATACGCGGCGGATTATATACTGTCGCACCCGGCCACCTGCCTGATGCTTGACATGGGCTTAGGCAAAACGGTCATCACCCTTACAGCACTATGGCACCTGTGCCTTGACAGGTTCGACGTGTCGAGGGTACTGATCGTAGCACCTAAGAGAGTGGCGGAGGACACGTGGCCAAGAGAGCTAAGTAAGTGGGAGCACCTGCCCGGCCTAACGTATTCACTGGTTCTTGGTAGTAAGGAAAAACGAGAGCAGGCACTTGAGAAAAAGGCGTTCTTATATATCACAAACCGGGAGAACCTCTGCTGGCTGATTGAGAATCATAAATGGGATTTCGATATGGTCGTGCTCGATGAGCTTAGCAGCTTCAAGTCGAACCGGGCGCAGCGGTTCAAAGCCATGAAGAAAGTCCGTCCTCTCGTTAGAAGGATCGTCGGATTGACCGGGACGCCTGCTCCGAACTCACTCATGGATCTTTGGGCAGAGATGTATTTGATGGATATGGGGCAGCGGCTTGGACGGTTTATCACCGGGTACAGGAATCGGTACTTCGTGCCGGATAAGCGGAACCGTGAGATTATTTATAGCTACAAGCCGAGGGAAGGAGCTGAGGATGCGATTTATAGACAGATCTCCGATATCTGTATTTCCATGAAAGCTGCAGATCATATCCAGATGCCGGAGCGCATCGATAACGTGGTCGAGGTGGCCATGAGCAGCAAGGAGCAGAAGATATATGACGCTTTCAAAAAGGACATGGTCATCTCGATAAAGGATACAGACCTTGATGCAGTAAACGCAGCTGCCCTGTCTGGCAAGCTCCTGCAGATGGCGAATGGCGCGGTGTACACAGAGGATAAGTCAGTAATGCCGATACATTCAAAGAAGCTCGATGCTCTTGAAGATCTTGTAGAAGCTGCAAACGGGAAGCCACTCCTGGTCGCGTACTGGTACAAACATGATCTTGCTCGGCTTCAGGATCGTTTCAAAGAGGCGAGAGTTATTGATAAGCCTGCTGACATTGCGGACTGGAATGCTGGCAAGATCACGATCGGCCTGATTCATCCTGCTGCTGCGTCCCACGGCCTGAACCTACAGGAAGGTGGCTGCACAATCGTCTGGTTTGGCTTGACGTGGTCGCTGGAGCTTTATCAGCAGTTGAACGCACGTCTTTGGCGGCAAGGCCAGAAGGAGACCGTTGTCATTCATCACATCGTAACGAAGGAAACAATTGATGCAGATGTCTTAAAGGCACTGGAGAGAAAAGACGCCGGGCAGTCAGCGCTGATTGATGCAGTCCGGGCGCAGATCGGAGGGAGAGCATGAGTGAAAGAATTGAGACGTTGATCAGAGAGTATCCGAAGAAGAAACGTGATCTGGAATGCCTGAAACGGCAGATCGCTGACTTCAAAGGAATCACTGACGAAGACATGATCGATGTCATGTATTTCTCCCATCCGGAAGGTGAGCGTGTCCAGACCAGCGGCGTTAGCGATAAGACTGCAAGGATCGCCGCAACCTACAAGGACAAGATGGAACGGATCAATGCCGAGTGGTATGAGCACCTCGAGAAAGAATACTACGATCTGGCCGAGGAAGTTCGGTTCTTTGAGTCGGCATTAAAGTCTCTGCCGGATGAGCTTTCTGATGTAATGACCGACATGATTATCTATCGTTACACTTGGGATTCTCTTTGCAGCATCTATCACGTTTCCCGGACGATGATCGCAAAGTACAGAAGGAAAGCGATTCGGGAGCTGGAGGAGATGTATTGTCAGAGAGAAAAAGAACTGGTCGAGTATATGCTTTCGTAGCATGTACCCGGCCAGTCCGTTTGAAAGGAGTCAATTGTGTTACCTGATTTTCTTGTTAATGATTTCGATGATGATGCGCTCTGCTGATTTGAACAGCTCGATGAGTGCATCGTACTGGTTACTCTGTGCACCAGCTCTCTGCGGCTGATTCTGCTTCATTCTGTCTTCACCCCCTCTCGTTGGAGTCTAATATAAATTCATTTGGTTCGCGGTTGACTTACTTTACGGTTCATATTATAATCTAAACAAGAGGAACTGTAAATAGATATAACGGAAAACAGGATTACTTTTTAGGTAATAAAGGAGGCTGCTGTGAAATACAATGAAGAACAAATAGGTAAGTTGATAAAGCAAGAGCGAGAGAAGAGGGGAATGACACAGGCGCAGCTTGCTTCAGAACTGTTTGTGACGAACAAACAGATTTCTAATTACGAACGTGGTAAGCCAATCCCTCCGCTGGATAAGCTGCTGGATTTGTGTAGCGTTTTCGACTGTGAGCTCGGGTATCTTCTCGGGGAAGAAGGCTACCAGAATGAAACACAGATTAAAACAGCAGTTTGTGAGTCAACCGGACTTTCAATGGATTCGATCCAATCGATCCTTGATATGGTCACAGATAAGTGGGACGGTGAATCAAATAAACAAATGCTGAACCGTTTGTTCACAGCGGCTTTATTTCAGGAGTTTCTTAACGACATCTCAAATGTCGATCGTGTCGTTGCAGAATATGAATCAATAGATAAGAAACTCACAGAAAAGCATGGGAAAGAGATGATGGAAAAAGCGTGGGAAGCATACCATGATCCATACATTGATTACCAGCATGATGAAGAATACCAGAAACAGCATCCGGATATGTGCCAGATAATGTTTGAAATTGATCAGAGCATTGATAAGAAATACGAAATGGAATATACGATCGACATTGCGAGATACCGCTTGAACAAAACAATGGAAGCAATGATCGATGAGATGTATCCGCTCAGTAGGTACCGCAGGTGACGGGGTGCGTTACGCGTTGATGGTTTACTAAGAGTGTACTGCTTTGCATAATTGTCTGTGCTATTATTAAGCTGACAAAGATTAGAACACGGCCAGCGAGGGACTTCCTTGCTGGTTTTATTTTGGAGGAAAGCAATGCCGAGAAGACCAGACACACCGTGCAAGCACCCGGGCTGCGCAAGGCTCGTTCCTTACGGCAGCAAGTACTGCGAGGAGCATGCTCCGCTGCACACCCGGGACGTTAAGACAACACAGGAGAAAGGGTACGGCACGCGTTGGCAGAAGGAGTCCCGGGCATTTCTTCGTGCGAATCCACTGTGCGTTCGGTGCCAGCAGGAAGGAAGGTACGTCAAGGCGACGGTTGTCGACCATATCGTACCGCACCGGGGAGATCCTGGACTCTTCTGGGATAGGAGCAACTGGCAGCCACTTTGCAAGAAATGCCATGACCGTAAGACCATGACAGAAGATCGTTACCCCGTCTACGAGTATTAGGGACGGGGAGGGGCGGTCAGAATCTCTACGGGGATGGGGTGCACAGACCGCCGCCCCCTCAAACGTTCATTTTCGCAGAATTAAAGGGAGGGGATACCCAAGACTTGTGAAAATGTCATGAAAAAATCATAACAGACAGCGAAAAGTCAGCCTTTCAGGGAACTGATACCGGGGCTGGCTTTTGATATATTGTTTATTTATCGGCCAGAAAAGATGCAGCAAAACGCATTATTTCCGGCCTTTTTTAATGCAACCACATAGCGAAAGAAGGTGAGGACATGACGCAGGATCAAGCCGACATGATTCGAGAGCTAAGAATCAAAGGCGAGGGATACCGCAGCATTGCCTCTCAAGTTGGCTTATCCCGTGACATTGTACGTAACTACTGCAAAGGGCACGGGCTGGATGGCTACGCCAATGTTCTCGCAATGAACATCCGGGAACAGATCCAGCTTGGAAGGGCATGCCTTTGGTGCGGTAAGGAATTGGAGCAGCCGTACACCGGACGGAGACGGAAGTTCTGCTCTGAAAAATGCAGACGGGAATGGTGGAAGGCGCATCCGGAAAGGATCAACAGAAAAGAAACCGCTTACTACGAGAAGACCTGCGCGTACTGCGGCAGGACATTTAAAGCATACGGGAACAAAGATCGAAGATACTGCTCCCACGATTGTTATGTAAGAGATCGGTTCTTCCGGGAAGAGGAAGGCCGCGAACCATATATCAGTCCAAAGGAAAGCGAGGATAGGAATGAATAAAGCGATGGAATGGAAGGAGCTGGCCATAGAAGACCTCAAGCCAGCCGCATATAATCCGAGAAAAAAGCTGAAAGCAGGAGATAAAGAGTACGAGAAGATCAAGTCTTCTATTCAGGAGTTTGGTTACGTGGAACCTATTATTGTCAATTATGATATGACAGTGATCGGAGGCCATCAGAGACTGACTGTGCTGAAAGATCTCGGCTATGATACTGTGCAGTGTGTCATGGTGCATATCGAAGATCCGGCAAAGGTGAAGGCTCTGAACGTTGCACTTAATAAAATCACAGGTGCATGGGATGAACAGCTTCTGGCAGATCTCCTGGTCGACCTGCAGAAGGAAAACTTCAATACTGATCTGACGGGTTTTGAGCCTCCGGAAATTGAGCAGCTCTTTTCAAAAGTACATAACAAGGATATCCAAGAAGATGACTTTGATGTAGACGAAGAACTGAAAAAGCCTACAAAGTCGAAGCTCGGTGATGTATGGCTTCTTGGAGAGCATAGGGTTGTTTGCGGTGATTCCACACTGCCAGAAACCTTCAAAGTCCTGATGGATGGGAAGAAGGCGAACCTTTGTCTTACCGATCCACCATACAACGTGGACGTGGAAGAGACTGCCGGGAAGATCAAGAACGACAACATGGCAGATGAAGATTTCTATAAGTTCCTGTTCGCGTCTCTTGTAAATATGGAGCAGAACATGGAAGCCGATGCATCGATCTATCTGTTCCATGCAGATACGCAGGGGCTGACGGTGCGTAGGGCATTTACCGACGCAGGTTTTTATCTGTCCGGCTGCTGCATCTGGAAGAAGAATGCGCTGGTTCTCGGAAGAAGTCCATACCAATGGATTCATGAACCGTGTTTATTCGGATGGAAGATCGGAGGCAAGCATCAGTGGTACTCCGACCGAAAGCAGACTACTGTCTGGGAATACAACAGGCCGAAAGCATCCCGTGAGCATCCGACCATGAAGCCTGTTGCGCTTATGGCTTATCCGATCAAGAACTCTTCCATGAGCAATTGCATCGTCCTTGATCCGTTCCTTGGATCTGGCTCGACGCTAATTGCAGCGGAGGAGACCGGAAGGATCTGTTATGGGATTGAGCTTGATGAAAAGTTTGTAGATGTCATCGTCTGGAGGTACATGGAAGCGACCGGGAAAGACGATGTTTTTGTTATCCGGGATGGGAAGAAAATCCCGGTTTCAGAGATCGAAGAATCTATCTAAAATATGCACTATTCGCTTGACTTATCAGGCCTTCAGAGTGATGTATAGACTACCAAAAACCTATGATCACAAAGGAGGTAAGAAGATGCGAATTGAGACGATAGCGGAGAACAGAAAAGAAATGGCAAAAGCCATCGCGGAGTTTGCTGGAGTAGAAATGCAGTATGCAGGAGCACCGAGCTTTGCGTACCTGATCGGCCACCTTGTAGTGAACCGGGACGGAAGCATTACATCCGAAAAGGATGAAGGTGAGGCCCAGCTTCGGGCATTTCTTATTGAGCAGGGCTATGCCGAGGAGGTGCCGATGGAACTGAACGTGAAGATCCCGGCAGAGGATTTGACAGCGCAGGGCATACGAAACCTTGTAAACATGCTTTATAGCCGCCAGTACCTTTTAAATAAGGCTGCAGGCGGCGAGTATTTTGCCGTAAGTGCGGCAGTTACGGAGGTTTTGAAGGACAATCCTACCGATTCAAAAGAGAAAGTAATCGAGCTGATTCAGGCTGCAGGTGGGATTGCAGGCCTTGGCATTACAGAAGATGTGGTCACTTTTACCTTCCCGATGGGGCAGGAACCGGAAGAAAACACTGCCTACACCGAGCTTGCAACGGCGATGCTTAAAAAAGTAAAGGAGTCCAAGCGGATCAGAGCACAGGAACACACCCCGGAAAATGAAAAATATTACTTCAGAGTCTGGCTTGTTTCCCTCGGTTTTGATGGGGCAGACCACAAAGAAACGAGAAAACAGCTTCTCAAGAACCTGAAAGGCCATACTGCGTTCCGAACGGATGAGGACGCCGAGAAGTTCAAAGCCAATATGAAAGAAAAGAGAAGGCTGGCTAAGGAAGGGAGGGAGCAGGCATGAGATTCCCTTCAAGAGAGATCGTAGAAAACCTTCGAAAGAAATATCCGGTTGGCTCTCGGGTTGAACTCCTGAAGATGGACGATCCGCAGGCACCTCCGATCGGGACACTTGGCACCGTAAGAGGCGTAGATGATATTGGATCGGTCATGGTGCACTGGGATAACGGATCAGGCCTCTCCGCTGCCTTTGGTGAAGACATCGTGCGCCGGATCTGCCCGGAATGCGGAAAACCGCTAACAGGTTATCCAGCACTTTCGAGGAAGGATAACAAGACGGAGATATGCTCTGACTGCGGAACCAGAGAAGCCCTCGCAGACTTCGGAATGGATGAGACCGATCAAGAAGGCGTGATCGCAGCAATCCACCAGCTTTCGGATAAGAAAGTATCGGAATAAATACTTGGAATACAGCGAAATATAACTTGCTATATATGGCGATCAGAGTGATATATGTACATACCAAAAGAGAACCTACATAGCAAGGAGGAAGAAAAAATGCTGAACAAGACAAACGCACATTTCGACAAGCTGATGGAGATCGGAAGAGACTACGAGGAGAAGAAAAGAGCCCTCGAGGACAGAAAGCAGGGGATCATTGAAAACTACGGCTGGGAAAGCGATGAGCTTAAGGCCTGGTACGACGAGAAGAATAAGATGGTCTACCCGGTTGCAGCCGGAGCCTGCAAAGCCTACCGAGCTTGGAGCCACACCATCGAGGAGGAAGGCGAGGAACTTGAGCTTGACGATTTCCTTTGGGACAGGGAGGTTGCAGATTTTGTGGACTGCCTCAAGGACGCCGGGATCAAAACCTTCATCTACACCAACCAGAGCACAGCGGTCATGGAAAACCTCCACGCCTTTGAAAAGGAAGGCTGCAGGATGGACGGACTTTGCACGATCAAGAGAATGGAGAGACGCTTCGGGGGAAATAGAGAAGAGACGATCCTTGGAATCCACTTCACGGTTTGCTAATGGCAGCCGGGCAGAGAGCCGGAAGGCTCTTTTGCTCGTACATATAGTATCGGAATAAATACTCGAAATATGTGCAGAATTGACTTGCTATATATGGCGTTCAGAGTGATATATAGACTACCAAAAGAAAAGCATACATTTTCAAAGGAGGATCACAATGAACGCATACGAACTCAGAAACCACTTCGAACTGAAAGAGTACAACACAGCCATCACCCGAGAGGATTTCGAGGCAAACTTCAAAGCCACCAAAGAGAAGGTAACCTTCACCTTTAACGGCTGGGACGGAAAAAGCTACGACGGAGAAAGCCGCAGAGCTACGGTTTACAAGACCAAGATCACGGGCTACGAAGACATCCGGTTCATCAAGGTTGGAAAGCATCTTTGCTACATCGACGAGGACAGGATGATTGAAGAAAAGGCCACCGGGGAAAAACACCCGGAAGCAGAGTGGCTGGTCGAAGTTCAGAGAAGGGGCTAAGGAGGCAGAACATGAAAGACTACGGATACAAGGCGATGGAACTTACGGAGACGATCGGAGCAAGGATGACGGATCTGGATGAAGCGATCGAGAGCATCCACTACGATCCGGACAAGGCAACAGCGGCGGACATCGAGACGCTTAAGGAAATTCAGAAGCTGATCGAGAAGGCTGCAAGACTCGCAGAAAAGACAGCAAAAAGGCTCGCGTAAGAACCAGGGAGAAAGAGTGAAATAAGCTCTTTTTCTCGTACATATTGTATCGATATAAAGTCTTGGAAATAGGGCAAATATAACTTGCTATATCCTCCGAGTAGAGCGAATATACACATACCAAAAGACAAGGAGGACACAAAAATGACCATTAACGAAGCAATGAAAACCTACAGACTGCCGAACCCGACCACGCCGGAAGACCTCGAATGCAGATGGAGCAAGCTCCTGACCTACGGCGACAAGGTGCTGATTGCCGGATACTACTACAACGGCCAGAACAAGCCTTGCTACTTCGGAGCAGTTTACGAGTATTTGGACGACGACTTAAGCTGCGAAGGCACGATCGGGCTTGCAGAGGTAAGCGAAGTAGAATTTGAAGATGACGGACATGCGATCGCTTGGGCGATGCAGAACGCATAAAGAAAGCAACAATTGAAAGACAGCAGAGGAGCCCGGACGGGGCTTTCTCTCGTACAGATAGATGAGACCTGAAGGGTCTTTTTTTAATGTGACAAAGGAGATGATTATCATGGCTACGAGGGGCAGAAAGCCGACGCCGACCGCAATTAAAATGCTGGAAGGCAATCCCGGCAAGCGTGCCTTAAACAATAATGAACCGAAGCCTGCTAAGAAAGCACCACGCTGCCCATCATGGCTTGAGGATGAAGCTAAGAAGGAATGGAAACGAATGGGCAAGATCTTAGAGCAGATGGGGCTTCTTACCGACATGGACATGGCAGCCTTTGCCGGGTACTGTCAGGCATTTGCAAGATGGAAGGAAGCGGAGGAGTTTCTTACCCAGCATGGGAGCATTGTCCGGACACCGAACGGGTATCTGCAGCAGGTGCCACAGGTTACGATTGCGCAGTCGAATTTAAAGATTGTACTGAAATTCTGCGAGCAGTTTGGCCTAACACCTTCTGCGAGGTCAAGGATCGCAGGGGACGGTGCGGCTACTGATCCGGAAGATGATATGGAGCTGCTGCTTGGAGGTGACTAAGTATGGGATTTGAATACACACCGTCCTCCTTCATGCTCCCGACATCACACTACGATGAGGCAAAAGCAGACCGGGCGGTGCGTTTCATTCAAAACCTATGTCATACCAAAGGGAGGTGGGCAGGAAAGCCTTTTATATTACTTCCGTGGCAGGAACAGATTGTTCGGGATATCTTCGGTATCGTCCGGGCGGACGGGAAGCGGCAGTTTCTAACCGCATATGTCGAGATACCAAAGAAGCAAGGTAAGAGTGAGCTTGCAGCCGCAGTAGCGCTGTATCTTCTTTATGCGGATGGGGAAGCCAGTGCAGAAGTTTATGGTGCAGCCTGTGATCGCTCGCAAGCCTCGATTGTTTTTGACGTTGCCCGGCAGATGGTTGAGATGAGTCCGGCGCTAAGAAAACGATCAAAGATCATGACTGCTGGAAAGCGAATCGTCAATTATAGAAATGCCGGATTCTATCAGGTGTTATCAGCAGAGACCGGAACCAAGCATGGCCTTAATGTAAGCGGACTGGTCTTTGATGAGATCCACGCCCAGCCTAATCGGAAGTTATATGACGTTCTAACCAAGGGCTCCGGCGATGCCAGAGAGCAGCCACTGTTTTTTATTATTACAACAGCAGGAACCGATCGGAACAGCATCTGCTACGAGCTTCATAGTAAAGCGATGGACATCAAAGCCGGGAAGAAGCATGATCCGACGTTTTATCCTGTGGTTTACGGGCTTTCGGAAGATGAGGATTGGAACGACGAGGCGAATTGGTACAAGGCCAATCCGTCTCTTGGCCACACGATCGGAATTGACCGGGTGAGGGAGGCATATAAGGATGCGCTGGATAATCCGGCAGAGGAGAACGTGTTCAAACAACTCCGGCTTAATATTTGGACTAACTCAGTCGTGGCATGGATTCCGGATCATATATATAACCGTGGAAACGAGGAGATTAATCCGGATCAGCTCATAGGCAGAGACTGCTATGCTGGTCTCGACCTTTCGAGCACATCGGACATCACGGCTCTTGCCTTGGTATTTCCACCAAGGGATGCGCAAGAGAAATATATCGTTCTTCCGTTCTTCTGGCTTCCGGAAGATACGCTGGAATTACGCTGCAGGCGCGACCATGTTTTGTATGACGTCTGGAAGCGGCAAGGGTACATCATGACGACTCCGGGCAACGTGGTCGACTATGGCTTTTTGGAAGCATTCATTGAAGAACTCGGAAAGAAATACCACATCCTTGAGATCGCATATGACAGGTGGAATGCAACGGCCACTGTCCAGCACCTTATGGATGAGGGATTTACGATGGTTCCATTCGGGCAGGGATTCAAAGATATGAGTCCTCCCTCGAAAGAATTATATAAGCTCCTGATGGAAGGGAGCATCATTCACGGAGGCAATCCGGTGCTCCGTTGGATGGCAGGAAATGTTGTCATGCGGCAAGATCCTGCAGGGAACATCAAACCGGATAAGGAAAAATCAACAGAGAAAATCGATGGTATTGTCGCTCTTATCATGGGGCTTGACCGCTGCGTCCGGAATGCCGGAAGCTCAGCAAGTGTCTATGACGAGAGGGGCATTATTTCATTTTAGGAGGGATTTACAATGGGTATCTTTAGCGGACTCTTTAAATCAAGGGACAAGCCTGAAAACTATGTGCAGGGAAGCACCTATAGCTTTTTCTTTGGCAATACCACAAGCGGCAAAACGGTAAATGAGTATACAGCGATGCAGACAACAGCGGTCTACTCATGCGTAAGGGTACTTTCAGAGGCACTTGCGAGCCTGCCGCTTCATGTGTATCGATACCGAGAAGACGGTGGTAAGGAGCGAGTGCCAAGGCATCCGCTATATCACATTCTTCATGATGAGCCAAACAGCGAAATGACAAGCTATGTGTTCCGGGAAACATTGATGAGCCACCTCCTCTTATACGGCAACGCCTATGCACAGATCATTCGTGACGGAGCAGGAAGGGTCGTAGCCTTGTATCCGCTTCTTCCAAATAAGATGGAAGTCTGGCGAGATGCAAGGGGCGAACTTTATTACACCTATACCAGATCAACCGATGAGAATCCGAACTTCGATAAGTACGGAACCGTGACGCTGTCAAAGGAGGACGTGCTCCACATTCCGGGTCTTGCGTATGACGGATTAGTAGGCATGAGCCCGATCGCTATGGCAAAGAATGCAGTCGGAATGTCAATCGCCTGTGAGGAATACGGTGCGAGTTTCTTTGCAAATGGAGCTCATCCGGGAGGAGTGCTGGAGCATCCGGGTGTTCTAAAAGATCCGGGAAAAGTCCGTGATAGCTGGCAGGCTGCCTATGGCGGCTCCAAAAATGCCGGGAAAGTCGCTGTGCTCGAAGAAGGCATGAAATATCAGCAGATCGGGATTCCTCCGGAGGAAGCACAGTTTTTGGAGACAAGGAAGTTTCAGATCAGCGAGATTGCAAGGCTATACCGAGTACCGCTTCACCTTATCGGGGATCTCGAGCATTCGACGTTTTCTAACATTGAGCAGCAGAGTCTTGAATTTGTGAAATACACCTTGCAGCCGTGGGTCGTTCGCTGGGAGCAGGCAATGACAAAGTCGCTCCTACTTCCGGCAGAAAAGCAGGACTATTTCATCAAGCTGAATGTTGACGGGATGCTCAGGGGCGACTATCAGAGCAGGATGACGGGCTATGCTACGGCAAGGCAAAACGGGTGGCTTTCTGCCAATGATATCAGGGAAATGGAAGACCTGAATCCGATTCCGGAGGAGGAAGGCGGCAACCTCTACCTGATCAATGGAAATATGACGAAGTTAAAGGATGCAGGTCTGTTTGCCGGAGGCACTGCAAGTGAAAGCGAGGATAAAGGAGGTATCCGAAGTGAAACGAAAATTCTGGAACTGGATCAGAAATGAAGGTGAACCTGACATTCTGGTCTTAAGCGGTGAGATCTCCGACGAAACATGGTTCGGGGACGAGATAACACCAAAAATGTTAAAAGCTGATATGGAA